AAAATTGTTTTTGGTTTCAAAGTGACGAACTCCCTCTTCCCGGCTCGAGTCGAGGGATTGTAGAGCGTAATTGATTCCTTGAGTCGCGAAAATTGCTGCTTGATGAGATCCTTCATCCCGTAGGCTTTCAGGAGAACAGCTAGCAGATAAAAATTGGCGTAGGTGTTACCGGAATCACAGCTGGATATGTCAGCATCAAAATGAATTACTTCACCTGACTCTGTCACATAAGTCGCAGCCATGTCGTCCGAAAACACACGAGCACTCAACCCCTGTAGATCAACATCGGGGGAGTACCCTTCCTCAAGGGATTTGACAACCTGGAGCTTGAGATTGGACCTTTTAAAAACAACGCTTTCGCAAACGCTCTTTTTAGCTAACTCGGATAAGTTATAGGTCCTGCAAAACAAACTTTTGACATGACTATACATCATACCACCGTTTATAATGCTTGAGCCATACGTGACGAACAAACGGCCCACTTTGTTGGGTTTAGCTAACTCATTCTTGAATTTAGCTTCAACCGGTTCATTGGGGGCATCGTCAGAGGTAAGAAGGCCAGTGTAGCGTCGCTGAACGTACCATCGGGCGTACGTCAGAGATTTAACCGGCTTGCGGAGAAATTTATCTCCACCGGCAGAGCCAACAAGCACTCTCCCAACCAACCAGTCCCAGCGCCATTTGGCGAGGTACATGATGTAGAAAGGGAAAAGTGCGAAATAGAAAAACCAATTCGCTATGATGGCGAAATAGGTTATCCCATTGGAGGCGAAAAATCGAGCCACACTTTTGCGAGCTTGGATTCCAGGAATGCTGGTGTCAACCCCGATAGCATCAGAAATAGATTTCTGGGCTGTCGAGGCGGGTAGATTCGTGCACTGAGAGAGCATCCCTCCGTCAATAGAGAGGTGCTTCAGAATGTCTTGCTGGTTGGCGCGGAGGGTCTCCTCTCCATCACGCGCCTTGTAAAGTCTAGACATGGCGTAGCAGGCCTGCTTGCCATCAGGATCGAGTACCTTGAAATCTTTCTCACCTACCAAGCGACAGTACACTGTGCGGTAAAGGCGGGGAAAGGGATTGGATGAGGTCTCGAACATGCCTGCCACGGAGCCAGATGCATGAGGATGGTAACCACGAGACGATTTTATCTCGAAGTTTCCATTGTCAGTTAGAATCTGGTCCATGTCCGGGGAATCCGCGTATTTGCGGTAAAATGCGCCATGGTCCACTGCTTGGCCTAGAGAGGTCACATACTCTTGGGCGTCAAGTGTTGAAGGCTGAACAAAGGTGCGCTCCTCAGGGCGCTTCTTTTTGGCAGTCTCATTGACCATGGCGACATTTTGCTCGCTCATCAGCAGCTCTCGTCGCGCATAGGCTTGTGCGACGAAATAATCGATGCTGTCCTTTAGCATGCTGACCGGTAACGAATGGAAGTCCCGGACAGCAACAGCTAAGAAGGCTTGGATATTGCTGACTGATAAGTGAGGGTTTGGGAAACGATTCTCTAGCTTCCGCACGAGCGGGATAGCGATAAGAACGTCTCGTTGGGGATACGCTTTTGCCTCGATCTTGAAAGAGGCAATCCTAACATGCTGGAGCGAACACGTCACCGCGACAGACTCTGTAGCCTCTCCAACTTGGTAGTGACCAATGGAGAGAGTCTTTGCGATGATTGTGGGTGCCGCCGAATTTGAATAAATCACGTTCGGGTAGTGGCGTCCAGTGTCGGCATCAAACCATTTCTTGTTCCCCCTATCCACAACCAAAGTGCCATCACGTGTGATGGCGCCATGGCATCTACCGGACGGGTCCGTGTAGATAACAATAACTTCAGTTATGAGTGGAGGGGGCGGCAGTTCTTGACTGTCTGGCGAAATGGGCTGGTCGGAAGGGGCGGAAGAAGAAGCAGACGCCGGGAGGTACAACTCTG